CCACGGGTTCTTCAACAGGTGCAGCAGCTACAGGTAATAGTGATTATGGTATTGGCTATAGACGACCCTCTTCAAGTCAATACTTCAATGGCTCAATAGACCAAGTAAGAATATATAATTCTGCTTTAAGCGCTAGTGATGTGGCAAATCTTTATGCTGAAACATCGGCAACTGCAGGAACGTCTGCATTTCCTTCTGGCCAAACAGCTTTAGCAACTTATACAATGGATGTAAATGCTAATGGTATTTTAGCAGAAAACGATCTAGGAACACTGGATTACCCATCAGGTGCAGGGACTGTTGCATTGTACGAAATGAATGGCAATGCAAATGGTTATTTAACCACCGGTAACTTAAGCACATTAGATTACCCAGCAGGAGCAGGCTGTATTGCGTTATATGAAATGGATGGAACTTCAAATGATGTTAGTGGAACATATAATGGGACTCCCGCTAATGTTTCATACGGTACAGGCATATTTAATCAAGCTGTAGTATTAAATGGTAGCTCAGTATCGGCCGCCATTGATTTAGGATCTTCCTTTGTATCTGCTTTTAATATAGCTAATAAAAGTTTTTCACTTTGGCTTAATTGGGACGGCTCTTCAAGTGGCTATGGTATGCCATTTTTTATGACTGGATCGCCTTTATCAAATGGAAGAATTGGTGTACAAGTAAATAATTCAAATGGGGCGTTAGATGCTTTTGCGGGAGGTGCAGGGAGTTATCCAGCTACTACTATAGTGGCAAACAGATGGTATCATTTTGCGCTAGTTGTTTCAGGTAGCAGTTATGAGGCTTTTGTAAACGGCAGTTCTATAGGTACTGCTACTAATGATAATTATACAGATGCAGGCACCCCAACTGCTTCTATTGGTTCATATCTTAATTCAAATTACTTTTTTTGTGGGAAAATAGATCAAGTAAGATTTTTTTCGGATGCATTGAGTAATGCAGAGGTCACTGCTTTAGCTAGAGGTGCTGGTTCTGCATATAACGGGGCAGAAACTAATATTACCTATGACACAGGTGCTTTTGGTAAAGCAGCTGTTTTTAACGGGAGTAACAGTATAATACGTCTTCCTGGTCAGGTACCCGCGTCAGTCGCAAGCGACTATAGCATATCCTTTTGGGCTAACCCAACATCTATAGGTGTAAACGGTAATTGTATTTTTAGAAATTTTTATGGTAGCGGTTCTTATGTTGCTGGACAAATAGCAATAATGCTTGTAGATTATAATAGCTTAAAAAGGCTAAGAATCTATAAAATAACGTCAAATGGCTCTAGCACAGTTGACGTTTATGAAAGCACTTCTGCAATACCCGAAAAAACTTGGACGCATATTGCTTGTGTAATTGATGTGGATGGAGCACCAACTGCTTATGTAAATGGAGCTACTTTTGCTATCCCATACTTAACGAATACGTACTTAAGCAATCCTGAAGCAAATTCAGCATTTGGGGATTGGCAAGGTGAACCTTATTACAATGGGTCATTAGACCAGATAAGGATTTTTGATTCCCCACTCACCCAAGCGGAAGTTACCGCTCTAGCTAGAGGATCAGGAACTGCTTACAATGGAGGCAATACTGATGTAAACTTTAACGGTTATTTGAATTTTCAACCCGGACTAACCTGGATTAAAGCAAGAAATAGCGCATCTGGACAACCCACTCTTTTTGATTCAGTTCGAGGCATAAGTAATAACCTAGAGACAAGTAGCTCCGCTGCGGAATTTTCATTTCCAGGATATGGATTGACTGCATTTAATAATAATGGTTTTACAGTAAGTGATCAAGCCAACGGAGGGTATAGGGTAAATGGTTCTTCTGGAGGGACATATTCAGGAACACCCCCAGATTATGTAGCCTGGAACTGGAAAGCTGGGGGAAAACCAACCGTTGATAATACAGCTTCAGCAGGATCAGCCCCTACATTAGGCAGTGTTATGATAGACGGTGTTGCATCTACAGCTTCTTTAGCAGGCACGATAGCCGCAAAAAGAATATCAGCTAACACAACAGCAGGATTTTCTATAATTAGAAACATTGGCACCGCAGATTACACTGATACAATAGCGCATGGACTTTCAGCTGCCCCTGAGCTTGTAATACAAAAAACAGTAAGTAGTACTGTTGATTGGTATGTATTATTTAATATAAATGGAACAGGTGCGTGGGATTATGGAAAATTAAACACAACGGCTACATTTGCGGCAGATAACCCTCAAAGATTTGCTACAACCTCTACTACAATAAACAACTGGGGATGGACTGGTTATGATATGATTAATTATTGTTTTCATTCAGTCGCAGGATATAGTAAGATAGGGACTTATACTGGCTCTGGTGTGTGGGGAAAAGCTATAACAGGATTAGGTTTCCAACCGGGTTGGGTCATGACAAAAAACGCAGATGGTTCAGATACTTGGGATAGATGGTATATACAAGATTCAGTTAGAGGAGCAGGCCACGTATTATATGCAAATGATAATAATGCAGAGGCAGTATATACATCATTGCAATTTGATGCAGATGGGTTTACTTTAAATACAACTGATACAGGAATAAATGCAAGTGGCGAAACATACTTGTATATAGCATTTGCAATTCCTACAACATAAAATTTAATTAAATGAGTAAAAAAAAATTCAAAGACACTGGTGTTGGAAAATTTTTGTTAAATAAAATTCCTAATGTCGTTGGAGCTATTGCTGGAGATACTCCTGTTGGTAGCGTAATCCAAGCAATAATTGGTGGTAGTGATATGTCTGAAGGAGATAAGGCTATTGCACTTAAAAAGTTAGACATAGAAAGGGCTGAGATCGATGGCACCACAAAACGTTGGGTGGCAGATGCAAGATCAGGTTCGTGGCTTGCATCTAATGTAAGGCCCCTTGTATTAGTATTTTTAACAGTTTCCTACGTTGCAGGATGGTATATGGGATATCCATTAGATTCAATTACAGGTCTTTTGACTATAGTAATTGGGGGTTATTTTGGTTCTCGAGGTGTGGAAAAAGTATTTGGAAATAATAAACATAAGTAATGAGAGCAATAAATGAAGCTATTTTGCATTATAGTGCTACACCAGAGGGTAAGCCTTTCGATGTAAAAGACATTAGAGATTGGCATGTTAATGGTAATGGATGGAGTGATGTAGGTTATCATTATGTAATTAAATTAGATGGCACTGTTCAAGAGGGAAGGCCACTCAGTAGAACAGGGGCTCATTGCAAAGGACACAATAGGGGCACTGTCGGTATATGCTACATCGGGGGAGGTGTTACCGATGGCAAAGATACTAGAACAGATGAACAAAAAGAGTCTTTAGAGCTTTTATTGTCAGAATTAATCCAAGAACACAATATAACTAAGGTATCAGGGCATAACCAATACTCTAATAAGAAATGTCCTGGTTTTGACGCACCTGAAGAATATGGACATTTAGTATAAACTTAAATATAATGAAATTAATTAGAAAAATCAGTATTGGAACTGATTATAAGAATGAGGCTATGCATTATTCTGTAGGTCAGGAAGTATATGGAGGACATAAAATCTCTGATATACTAGAAGAGGACGGCTCTTATAAAATTTTTATAACTAAAAATAAAGAAATACTCCCATGGAAGCATTTTAATGCAAATATGGCTGTATCTGTTGAATATAATCTCGATTATTAATGCAATCTTTATTTGAATATATTATATCTACTGAAAATCGCTACAACAACACTATTGATGTTGAGGGTAAGGAACTGGTTGTTAATACAGAAATAACAGAAAGAGATTATATGTTTGTCAACCGTATAGGCATAATAAAAAAGTTGCCTTTATATTGTAATTCAGAGTTAAAAGAAAATGATAAAGTCATACTACACCATAATGTATTCAGAAGATGGATTAGTATGGATGGAAAAGAAAAAAATTCATCAAGTTTTCTCAATGAAAATGAATACTTAGTACCGGATGATCAAATTTTTGCGTATAAAAGAGATAATAAATGGGTTAGTTTACCAAATTTTTGTTTTGTAAAGCCAATACACAAAAGTAACAAATGGGCTCTTAAAACAGACGAAAATCTTGTTGGGATGCTTACTTATAGTAATACTAAATTAGATCAATTAGGGGTCTCTATTGGTGACCTGGTGGGCTTTACGCCTGACTCAGAATATGAATTTCATATTGAAGGGGAAAAATTGTATCGTATTTTATCAAATCATATAACAATTAATTATGGCGGACAGGAGAGAGAAAGTTATATTAGCAGCTGAGAAAGCTTTAATAGAGTTAGAAAAAGTTATTAGGCAAAGCATAGACTTAGTAGAGTTAGATCCTGAAAAAGCAAAAACTGCGGCCCAAGCTAAATGGGTTGCGATTGAGGATTCTTTAAAAATTATAGATAAAATAGAAGAAATATCAGGTAAAAAAAAAGAGGGAGAAAAATCGAAAGCTTTTTTAGGGGTTGAAAATAGAATAAAATAATGTACAAACAAACTCTTTATACAGTACATACAGGTCATCTAGGGACAAAGCATGTTAAACATCTTAACAAAAATAAGAAATTTAGCCCCGGATATAATGAAGATCTAGATTGCGTTATTATTAGCAAAGATGGTACATTAGGAGACATATATGAAATCCAAGGTCTCAAGGTAGGTTTACCTAAAACCCCTAAAAAGATAGATGGACAAGATCTAAAAAAAATAGATCAACAGTTTATTAGAAGGGAAAGACCTAAATCATTAACTAGAATAAAAACATTATATGATTTTCAAACATATACTGAAGATATTAAAGACCAATACTATAAGTATATTGATTCTGAATTTAATTATAGGAATGACGGTTATTGGTTCATGTGCAATGGTACCCCGTGTTACATTACGGGATCACACTATATTTATCTCAACTGGACCAAGATCGACGTTGGGTCGCCTGACTTTAGACAGGCAAATAGAATATTTTTCTACTTTTGGGAGGCGTGTAAGGCCGATAGGAGATCTTATGGAATGTGCTACCTTAAAAATAGACGGTCTGGCTTTAGCTTCATGGCGTCATCCGAGTGCGTTAATCAGGCAACCACTTCAAAGGATTCCAGATTTGGGATATTATCCAAAACAGGGGCTGATGCTAAAAAAATGTTTACCGATAAGGTGGTACCCATATCAACCAATTATCCTTTCTTTTTCAAACCAATACAAGACGGTATGGAAAGACCGAAAACGGAATTATCCTATAAGGTCCCGTCAAGAAGGCTCACGCGGAATACAATACGCACCACAACCGCCACAACACAGGAAACCCAAAACGGGCTGGACACCACCATCGATTGGAAAAACACCGGGGACAACTCCTACGACGGGGAGAAATTACAACTCCTTGTCCACGACGAATCGGGTAAATGGGAGAGGCCGGACAACATCCTCAATAACTGGCGGGTTACAAAGACGTGCCTACGTCTCGGGTCGAAGATAGTTGGTAAGTGTATGATGGGTTCCACCTCTAACGCTTTAGATAAAGGTGGGGATAGATTTAAAAAGTTATATTATAATTCAGATGTTACAAACAGAAATCGCAATGGCCAGACTACAAGTGGATTATATGCTTTGTTCATTCCTATGGAATGGGGTTTCGAGGGATTTATCGATAAGTATGGGTACCCTGTATTCGATACACCATCAGAGCCGGTTGAGGGAATTGACGGTGAGCTCATCTCTACGGGAGTCCTTAGCCATTGGGAAAATGAGGTCGAAGGCTTAAAAAATGATAGTGATGCATTAAATGAGTATTATCGCCAATTTCCGCGTTCAGAAAAGCATGCGTTTAGGGATGAAACTTTAAATTCTTTATTTAATCTTACCAAAATTTATGAACAAATAGATTATAACGAAGAAATGGAATTTAGCGGACACGTTGTAAGGGGTGCATTTTCATGGAGGAAGGGTATAAGAGGTTCAGAAGTAATATGGACCCCTACAAAAAACGGTAGGTTTAAAGTGTCTTGGATACCACCAAACGAGCTACAAAATAGAATTATTGAAAAAAATGGTGTAAAATACCCCGGCAATGACGGGTTAGGGGCTTTTGGGTGTGATCCTTATGATATCTCAGGTACAGTAGGAGGAGGAGGGTCTAATGGCTCTTTGCATGGGCTAACCACTTTTACTATGACTAATGATGTCCCCAATACTAAGTTTTTTTTAGAATACATTGCTCGACCACAAACTGCTGAAATATTTTTTGAGGATGTACTTATGGCTTGCATTTTTTATAGTATGCCAATTTTAGTAGAAAACAACAAGCCTAGACTATTATATCATTTTAAAAGAAGGGGATATAGGGGTTTTTCTATGAACAGGCCTGATAAATTAAAAAGTGCTTTATCTAAATCTGAATTAGAGCTAGGGGGAATTCCTAATAGCTCGGAAGATATTAAACAAGCACATGCCGCCGCAATTGAATCTTACATAGAGGAGTATGTGGGTAAAAATGAGGAGTCGTATGGGAATATGTACTTTCAACGCACACTAGAAGATTGGGCTAGATTTGATATTTCTCGTAGAACATCTTTTGATGCTTCTATAAGCAGTGGGTTAGCAATAATGGCATGCAGAAAGCATTTATATAAACCAAATACAGATCGCACAGTTAAAAAATTAGATTTTGAATTTTCAAGGTACAAAAACGAAGGTTATCAAAGTGAGTTAATAAAATAAATATGGCAAAATTAAAAGGAAAAGTTTTAACACAATTTCCAAGTCAAGCAGTCTCCGATAAAGAGAAGCAAACTAAAACGTATGGTTTATCGGTTGGAAGAGCAATTGAACAAGAGTGGTTCAATAAAGATAATAATGGTATTGGAAAGTTCTATAATTCCCGACAAGAGGCTCATAGATTAAGGTTATATGCTCGCGGTGAACAATCTATCAGAAAATATAAAGACGAATTTGCTGTTAATGGGGATTTATCATATCTTAATTTAGACTGGAAACCAGTACCAATTATACCTAAATTTGTGGATATAGTAGTTAATGGTATGCAAGACAGGTTGTTTTCTATAAAAGCTATTGGTCAAGACGCCTTGTCAACAGGTAAAAGAACACAATTTGTTAATGATATTCAACAAGATTTAAATACCGCTGATTTATTACTTAATATAGAGCAGACGTTAGGGGTGAGTGCAAGGAATTTTGCTGTTAATGATTTACCAGCAAATACAGAGGAGCTAGAGCTTTATATGCAACTTAATTATAAACAGGGTATTGAAATGGCTGAAGAAGAGGCTATCAATAATATCTTTAAAGCTAATAAGTACGAAGAGACAAAAAAACGTGTTGATTATGATTTAACTACACTAGGGATAGGGGTGGTTAAACATGGGTTCAACAATACTGACGGTGTTGTGGTTGAGTACGTAGATCCTTCTAACCTAGTCTGGTCTTATACAGATGACCCTAATTTTGGGGATTGTTATTATTTTGGGGAAGTTAAAAATATTAAGGTAAATGAACTTAAAAAACAATTTCCAGATTTAACAAATGAGGATATAGAGGAATTGGTAAATAAAGGATCTAATTGGAACGACTATAATGATCCGAACTACAATTTTTACAACAATAGCGAGTTATACGCTAAAAACACATTAACAGTTCTTTATTTTAATTGGAAAACATGGGAGCATGACGTCTACAAAATAAAAGAAGTTCCTAGTGGTGGCTCAAAAGCTATAAAAAAAGATGATAGTTTTGATCCTCCTAAGGATAAAAGAACAAGGTTTGAAAAGGTAAAACAGACAAGAGAAGTTATTTACGAAGGGGTTTTAGTATTGGGTACTGATAATCTTTTAAAGTGGAATAAGGCTTCAAATATGATACGGCCTCATTCTAATATTAATAAAGTAATGATGAATTATGTAGCTAGTGCACCTAGACTATATAAAGGTAATATTACATCTCTTGTTTCTAAAATGACCGCTTATGCAGATTTAATCCAACTTACCCATTTAAAATTGCAACAAGCAATTCAAAGAATGACCCCATCTGGTGTATATGTTGACGCTGATGGTTTAGCGGAAATAGACTTAGGTAATGGAACTAACTATAATCCGCAGGAAGCGCTTAATATGTATTTTCAAACAGGTTCTATTATAGGTAGATCTCTTACTATGGAGGGGGAACGAAACAATGGAAATATTCCTATCCAAGAGCTACCCGGCGGTGGTGGTGGTCAAATACAAGTATTAATTGGTGCTTATAACCAATATATACAAATGATGAGGGATGTTACAGGATTAAACGAAGCGCGAGATGCCGCGGATCCTGACCAGTATTCCCTAGTGGGGGTTCAAAAACTAGCCGCTGCTAATAGTAATGTAGCCACCAGGCATATATTGCAGTCGAGTATGTTTATAACTACCACCTTAGCTGAGGCGATATCTTTAAGATTTAAAGATGTACTCGAGTATCATCCTACAAAGGAAATGTTTATAGATGCATTAGGGCAGTTTTCCGTGGGCTCGTTAGAAGAGATGAAAACCCTTAATTTACATGATTTTGGTATATTCCTAGAGCTAGAACCTGATGAAAATGAAAAGCAATTATTAGAAAACAATATACAGGTTGCCCTCTCTAAGGACAGTATACATTTGGAAGATGCTATTGATGTAAGGGAGGTTAAAAATGTTAAGTTAGCTAATCAGCTACTAAAGTTCCGCAGAGCAGCTAAACAAGCCGCAGATCAAGCTCAAGCACAAGCCGCATCAGCTGCTCAAGCAGAGGCACAGGGACAAGCACAGATACAAATTGAAGAAGCTAAAGCACAAGCAGAACAAGTGAAAACGGAATCTAAAATTCAATACAGAAGCGCTGATATTGAAATGGAGATTAAAAAAATGGAAGTTGAAACAAGAGCTAAAAAAGAACTTATGCAATATGAGTTTAATTTAAATGTTCAACTTAAAGAATTAGAATTAAAATCGCAAATGGAACTTGCTGATAGAAGTAATTCTTCTATGCTTCAGCGAGAGCTTATAAGAGAAGACACTAAGCTTAAAACAGGCAAGCTAAGTGGTGCTCCTAATACAGATACTCCTACCAAAGATTTTGAGTCTAAAGGCAATGATACCTTAGGAGGATTTGATATGAATCGGTTTGAAGCCTCTTAAGATTTAAACAATTATTTTATTATATACAATTATGGAAAAAAAAGAAGTACAAGAAGTTGCAGAAACCCCTTCTATTGAAGTAAAAGATGTCGGGGAAGTTAGCCCTGAGGCTGTTACACCTGCTAAAAAAGAGGCTGCAGTATTAGAAAAGGCTATTGAAGAAGGAAAAGTTGATCCTGCTTACGGATTACAGACAGATGGTGTTTACAAAATTAATGTAGATAAGCCCCCTGTGGCTAAAGAAGAAACTCTAAAAGAAATTAAAGAAGAACCTAAAAAAGAAGAAAAAGATGCCATACAAAGGAAAACAACTGATAGCTTGCAAGATACAGGAGAAAAAGGATCTGAAAGCGGGGAGAAAACCGAGGTGGCATTGCGGGGACAGTCCGGTAAGGAAGATAAAATCCCTGAAAACAAGGAAGAAGTATTAAAAGAAGAAAGTGCTTCTGATTCACCTTTAGAACTTATTAAAGAGGAACCTAAAGAAAAAAGTATTAAACAGGAAAAAATAGAAACACCTGTTAAAGAAGAAAAAATATTACAGGAAGAAAAACAACCAAAGCTTCCTGAAGGAGTAGAAAAACTTGTACAGTTTATGGAAGAAACTGGTGGTACAGTTGAAGATTATGCTAAATTAAACAGGGATTATTCCCAAATAGATAATGTATCACTACTACAAGAATACTACGAATACACTAAACCACATCTAGACAAAGAAGACATTAAATTTTTAATGGACAAAAACTTTGCTTATGATGCGGAGGCGGATGACCCGTCTGACATAAAAGCTAAGCAATTAGCTTTTAAAGAAGAGGTATATAAAGCTCACGATATGCTAGCACAAACAAAAGAGAAATATTATAATGATCTTAAGTTAAGTTCAAAAAAAAATAATATTCCTTCTGAGTATCAGCAAGCATTTGAATTTTATAATAACTCTAAGCAATTAGAAGAGAAAACTAACTTAGCTAAAGATACTTTTTTAAAAGAAACTAATAATGTTTTTAACGAAAATTTCAAAGGTTTTGATTTTAAGGTAGGTGAAAACACGTACAGGTTTAAAGTAGACAACCCGGTTAAAGTTAAAGAATTTCAATCTGATTTAACAAATTTTTTAGAGCCCTATACTAAGGATGCTGGATATTCTAATATTCGTGATTATCATAAAGCAATATTTGCAGCAAGTAATGCAGATAAAATAGCAAACCACTTTTATGAGCAAGGCCGTGCCGACGCAATAAAAGACTCAGCTAAAAAAGCTAAAAATATAAACATGGATCCAAGACAAGATGGCATGTCGACAGTAACAACAAATAGTGGAGATACAATTAGAGTGGTATCAGGGAATTCCTCAGACAAATTGCGGATTAAATGGAAATAGTAATAACTTAAAATCAAAACAACATGGCTTTTACAAGCGGAATACCGGCTGCATTGCAACCAACACAAACTAAAACTTTGTACGCCGGAAATTACATTGATTTCACGTCAACAAACTTTGATCAATGGACACAACAATTTTTACCAGATGTATACGAAAAAGAAGTTGAAAGATATGGGAACAGATCTATCGGTTCTTTTCTTCGTATGGTATCTGCTGAGATGCCTTCTACCTCAGACCAAATCATCTGGACTGAGCAAGGAAGATTGCATACTAGATATGCAAATGTAATCCCAAGAGGGAATGCAGGCGCAATGCCTGTTGCCGGTGGTGGTCAAGCCGCTATTGGTGCAGCTGCTGCATCAGGTGGTGTACTTAACTTTGAAGTACCAACCGCACAACCTGCAAGTTTAGGAGTTAGCCCAGCTACTCAAACACAACAAGTCAATTTTAAAGTAGGACAAACTATTATGGTTCAAGTTCAAACAAACGCTACTTCAGCTGTTGGTGGAACTGGTGCTGTTATTAAAGGAGTTTGTACTTTTGTTGGAGTTGGCGGTGGTGGTACTGCTGGTGGACAAATGTTTCAAATCCAAGCTTATGAAGCTCATGCGGCAATTGCTGCTGCAGACAGATTAACTGCTATAGCTTATGGATCTGAATTTGCTAAAGGTACTGGAAACTTTACTGATAGCTTAGACCCTGGATATGCTACATTTAACAATGCACCTATCATTTTAAAAGAAAACTATCAAATCAGCGGTTCTGACACAGCTCAGATAGGTTGGATTGAAGTTACTTCAGAAAATGGAGCTAGTGGATATTTATGGTATATTAAATCTGAACACGAAGTTAGATTGCGATGGGAAGATTACCTAGAAATGTCTATGGTTGAAGGTGTCAAATACACCGCAGGAGGAGCTGCCATTACTTTAGGTACTTTTGGGGGTAACTTAACTGCTCAAAATGCAAGAGGTACTGAAGGTTTCTTCGCTGCCTTAGAATCAAGAGGTAATGTTTATTCAGGATTTGGTGGTCAAGCGGCTGCTGGTGCAGGTAACGGATCTCTTACAGATTTTGATGCTGTGCTTAAACAATTAGACAAGCAAGGTTCAATTGAAGAAAACATGCTTTTCTTAAATAGAGAACTTTCCTTAGAAATTGATGACATTCTTGCAATGCAAAACGGTAATTACGCCGGTGCTGCTGGTGTTGCTAAAGGTACTTCTTATGGGGTATTTAATAACAGTGCAGATATGGCCCTTAATTTAGGATTTACTGGATATAGAAGAGGTTCTTATGACTTTTACAAAACTGACTGGAAATATTTAAATGACTGGTCAACTCGTGGAGGTTTTGGGGATGTTGAAGGAGTATTAGTTCCTGCTGGAACTTCTACTGTTTACGACCAACAACTTGGTCAAAACATTAAAAGACCATTCTTACACATAAGATATAGAGCTTCAGAAACTGAGAACAGAAAAAACAAATCTTGGATTACAGGATCTGTTGGAACTGACTCACCAACTTCTGATATTGATATCATGAAAGTAAACTATCTAAGTGAAAGATGCCTTATCACTCAAGCTGCTAATAATTTTGTATTATTTAAAGCTTAATTTTTTAACTATAGGATACAGGCCCTTCGGGGCCTAGTATTCTTATTTTATATTATTTTATTATGACAACAAAAACACAAGAAATAAGTGCCATGGCCCAACTAGAGAAAGGTTGGGTATATAAAGATAGAACTTATGTATTGACAGGGCAGCATGCTCCTGTTTCTTATAGTATTCAAACAAAGCATACTCCTAGAAAGCCACTAATGTGGTTTGATGAGGGTTTAAAAATTAATAGAGAAATACGATTAGCTAATAATCAAAAATCTTTGTTTGTAGACGAACAAAAAGGCTTTGTTACACTAACACACGTAATGTTTCAAGACGGGACTTTAAACGTTCCTAGGTCTGAGGTTGCTATGCAAAAACTACTATCCTTATATCATCCTTTAAAAGAAAAATTATGGGTAGAAGTTGATATGGCCAAAAAAGCTGCAGATGAGATTGATAATTTAGAGTTTGAATTAGAAGCACTAGTACTAGTTAAAGAACTAGAAATAGAGCATCTAGAAGCGATCATGCGAACTGAACTTGGTGGAAGTGTTGCCTCAATGACGTCTAAAGAACTAAAGCGGGATGCTTATAAGTTCGCAAGACGAGAGCCAGCATTATTTATAGAATTATCGCAAGATGAAGATATAAAATTAAGAAATTTAGCCAACCGAGCTGTAGAGCAAGGAATTATTAATTTAGCGGATGATAATACAGTATTTAAATTTGCTAATGGTAAAAAAATAATGACAGTTCCTTTTGATCAGCATCCATATGGAGCTCTGGCACAGTATTTTAAAACTGATGACGGGGTAGATCTAATGAAATCTCTAGTTAAAAAGCTTAATTAAGCTTAAAAGGATATGGGGCGAGAAATCAGCCCTATATTCACTAAATTATAATAAAGAGAAATAGATGATTAACATTGATAATGTGTACCAAACAGTTCTTGTTTTAGCAAATAAAGACAATAGAGGTTATATTACACCAGATGAGTTTAACAGAATGGCAGATCAAGCTCAAAATGAAATATTTGAAGCTTATTTCATGAGGGAAGCAGGGTATGAAATGACAGGAGGATTACAAAGTGATTTTTCAAATCCGGTATATAATATTGCTGAAAGAATAAATTTATTTTATAAAAGCAATAATCCAACTATCGCTAATGGAATTTTTCCTTATCCGGATGATCTAAGACAGTTGGGTGTTGTGAGCGTAAATAATATTGTAGCAGACAGAGCTTCACATGAGGAGGTTAAATATATCAATCTTTCTCCTTTAACTTACCCTGTTGCAACTCAGCCTGTGTACACTATCAATGCTACTGGTATAACCGTTTTTCCGGATACTATAACAACCGGGGTAAAAATGGAATATTTAAAAAACCCTACAAGACCAAAATGGGGATATGTTTTACAAGGAACTGTCCCATATTATGATAGCACCCCTTTTGATCCAGCGACAGACAGTTATAGCACACCAGCTAAATCATATAATTTTGAATTAGATTCTTCCGAGTACGCACAATTAATAGCTACAATATTAGGTTATGCTGGGCTTACAATTAAGCAAGGAGATGTAACTGGGTTTGCACAAGGTAAAGAAGCTAAATTCCAACAAACTGAACAATAATGGCAATATCAAGAAAACCTTTAGACGTAGATAATTATTCTGCATTAGACGGCGGTAATGGAACCGCTATCCCAGGATACTATAGAAGAACTAATTTAAATGATATAATTAATAATTTTATGGTAGCATATGTGGGAGATGGTAAAGTCCTCACAAAGGTACCTAGATATGAAATTGCTTTTTGGGCCCAGAAGGCTGTGCAAGAATTTAGTTTTGATGTTTTCCACTCTGAGAAAGCTATAGAGATACAATTAAGCTCTTTAAGGCAAATGTCGCTTCCGTCAGATTATGTAAACTACGTAAGGTTATCATACACCGATCAGTCCGGCGTAGAAAGGACTATTTTGCCTAGTGGCACTACCCGCGCCAACCAAGGGGTTGCTCAAGACGAGAATTACCATTACTTGTACGACGAGGATGGTAATATCGTATATGCGGAAGAATCAGAAACCTTGCAAAGATTCCAAAATTCAGAAAATACAGTTACCACTGAAGAAGCACTAGATTATTACAATGGATATTACAGTTTTGATACTTTCGGGTACTATGGTCGTAGGTATGGAACTACTCCGCAATTCCAAAACATCAATGGCAGTTTTGTCTTAGATTTAACAGCGGGACAAATATATTTTGATTCAGTAATTCCTCAAGATACTTATGTAACCCTAAGATACATATCTGACGGACTTGGAGATAACGGCAATTTTGATAATGTGTATGTCCCTAAGATGGCTGAAGACGCTGTAATGATGTCTATACTATATAATTTATCCAAGTTAAGGTCAGCTGCGGGTGCTGCTGCCCCTTTGTATAAGCAAGAAGCTGCCGCAAAAATGCGGAATGCTAAGATAAGATTATCCAATATGAAAATAGAGGAAATGACTAATATTTTTCGCAACAAAGCTAAATGGATTAAACATTAATATAATTTTATGCCAGAAATAAAAAGAGCGTTTAATGTCGGCAAAATGAGCCGGGATTTAGACGAGAGGATAGTACCGGCAGGGGAGTACCGAGAGGGCTTAAATATAAACATAGGTCAATCAGAAAGTTCTGATGTAGGTGCTATAGAAAATTTACTAGGCAACGAATTAGTTGCTCAGAGTGGGTTACCTGGCAATGCTAGATGTATTGGGCAGGTGAGCGACTCTAATCTAGAAAAAATATACTTTTTTGCAACTAACAATTCTATATACAATGAGACTAACACAGGTCACCATGGTATATACGAATACGATCAAAAGACTAAGCAGGTTACTGGCTTATTAGTTTCACAACAATTAAATTTTCATACTTCTTACCCAATTACAGGTGTTAATGTTGTTGATGATTTGCTTTTTTGGACGGATAATAGAAATTACCCCAGAAAAATAAATGTAGTTACAGCGAGGAATAACACAACTTATTATGGGAGTGCATCAAATATTGATGATTTAATTTCAGTATGTAAATTTGCCCCATACGAGTCGCCTACCTTAGTTACAGCCACAAAAGAGTCGGATATTTCTTCTGCATTTATGCAAAATAAATTAATAAGATTTTCTTATAGGTGGCAATTTGAAGATAATGAGTATAGTACTCTTGCTCCTTTTACACCTATATGTTTTTCTAGACTTAATGAGACAGATACAATAAATGTTAGTTTAAGTAATTTTGGAGAAATTGAAACTTTTATTAATGCTATAAATCAAGTACAATTACAAGTTCCTACACCTGTTGGTTATGGAATAAAAAATGTAGAATTAATATACAAAGAATCAACCAGTGGTACTTTATATGTAGTTCAAGATCAAGAAGTTACAACAGAGTCCTTTGTTAACTTTACTTATTCTTCTACGGATCCATTTAGAACTTTACCACCTAATCAATTACTTAGAATATACGATTCTGTTCCAATAAAGGCACAAGCACAAGAAGTTGCGGGAGGGAGATTAGTTTATGGTAACTTTCTACAAAATTATGATATTCCCAATATTTCTTTTTCTATAGAAAGAACGGGGGAGACCTCTGCACGGAATAGCATTTTAACAAACCAATCAGTTAAATCACGCAGGACTTACCAAGTTGGAATTGTACTTGCTGATAAATTTGGGAGGCAATCACCGGTAATTTTATCTAGTGCGGGGACCGATACGGTTTACATTGACCCTAATACTGGCGATTCAGCTAGCACTACCGCCTTCAATGCGTTAAGAATTACTTTTACCGATACTACCCAAATACCCAGTTGGGCTTATTCTTATAGGGTTGTTGTCAAACAAAGAGAACAAGAATACTATAATTGGATTTCTTTAGTATCGGCGGCTAATACTGTTGAAAGATTAGGGGATAGCATAAACAAAATACCGCGAGATCAAACAGCTGTAATTCCCCCTAGTACATCTGCAACTATTTCCCCTTGTAACGTTTCTGTTTACCCAAAATATTTAGACGGAGGTAATGTATACACTTCGCCACAGGGTAACCTAACCAAAGTGCAATCAATTGGCAATCCTTCAGGAGATGCATTGGTAACCACACTAAACAACGCAGGGAATGCAGTAAGTTCTGGGCTATGTGTATTTGAGACAGAGCCAGTAACTACTGAATTAGATATATTTTATGAAACCCCCACAGGTGGGTTAATTTCTGAAATTCCAGCTCAAGCAATAGATATTGACTTTTTTAACTGTATATTGTTGTCTTTTGACGTTGTACCTAATGCTCACATAGAAATAAATAGAATACGCGCAGGGTATAACGAGCCTTGGTTTGATGTAGGAGTTCGTGCCTATATGGTTCAGGAAAATTTTACACAAGAAAGAAGATTTAATTCTTTAATACATTCAAGTGGTTTGCTTAATTCTAGAACAGGAATTAATTATATAAATCAATTCAACGATTCAGAAGGCGGATTAACAATATCTTTAGACCCTTTGAACGGGTCTGTACAAAAACTTTTTGTAGATGACACTAAAATAAATATATTTCAAGAGGATAAGGTTTCTTTTTCTCCTATTGATAAAGACTTT